ACAGGAACAGGTTTTGTATATAAAACAGATAATAAATATGGATATATTTTAACTAATGCACATGTTGTTTCAGAAATGGAAAAAGTAAATGTAACTTTTACAAATGATTTAACAGCATCTCAAGTAATTAATTCTACAACAAGAACAATAGAAACATCTATTGATTACAGTGATATAGCAACAGCAATAGACTTAAAAGCAGGAGACATTGTTACAGGAAAAACAGTATTAGGTATTGCAGGTGCTGGTGGTGCTGCAGGTGGTATTGATACAACTGATGCAAATGCAACAGCAGATAATATTGAAAGCGGAAAAACAGCTTATGTAAATGGAGCTAAAATAACTGGTACTCTTTCTTTATTAAGTGGAAAAGTTGCTTCTGATAATGCAAGTGCTGTAATAAATGATGCTAAAGATGGATTAACAGTTGAATTAGGAAAAACAACTAAATCAATACTAGCAGCAAATTCAGCATTAAAATCAGATATATCATTTACAGATATAAATACTGCTTTAACAGCAGGAGGTATTGGTGTAAATGCAACTGATATTGCTCAAGGTAAAACTATTTTAGGTGTTGCAGGTACATTTACAAGTGATGCTAATGCTGTAGCTGCAAATATGGTAAAAGATAAAACAGCTTATGTAAATGGTGTTAAAGTTACAGGTACAATGAAAGAAGTAACAGGAACAACTGGTAAACTTATAAATAAAACAACAACTGAAACTGACAAATTAGTATTTACACCAGAAAATAATGGTTATGTTGAAACTTCATCTGAATTACACATTTTAAATACAGATTTAGTAACAACTTTAGGATTAACAGCAAATAAAATAGCAAAAGGAACAACTATTTTAGGTGTTGAAGGAACATTTGAAGCAACAACAGAAAAAGAAGATAAAATTACAGAATTAACAAATAAAGTTGCTGAATTACAAGCAATTATAGACGGATACGAAGACTTAAATGAGGTACAATTCTAGTAAAGAAGGAGTTAATAGATTATGGCAAATGGAATAGTAGAAAAGGCATCATTGCAACAAGTTGCAGATGCTATTCGTATTAAAAACGAATTAACAACTAAATATAAACCAGCAGAAATGCCTAAAGCCATAAAAGATATAGCATTAGGGGTTGATACCTCTGATGCTACTGCTGGTGAACATAATATGTCAAAAGGAAAAACTGCTTATGCTAAAGGTGAAAAGATAACAGGTACATTAGAAGATACAGTAGCTGAATACCCTACAACTAAACCATCTGAAACGACTTATACAAAAAATATAGTAAATGTTGATTTAAGTGATTATTCTAATAATATTAAAATGACCTATGTACCAGATGAGACCATAGGAAAAGATGGGGTAATATTAAGACCTAATATTACTTTAAAACAACCACATACAACAGTAACAGGATTGGAAAATTTAAGAGCAGAAAATGTCAAGAAAGGTGTTAGTATTGCTGGTATATCAGGAACTTATGACGTTGACTTGACGGAAATAAAAACTTTGACAGGTAATATATTAGGAGAGGAGGCATAATAAATTGGAAGAAATTGAAAATATAAAGAATGAACTAAATGAAATAAAAACAGCAAGAGATAGTATTAAAACTGCATTAGAAAACGAAGGTGAAACAGTTACAAATGATATTAGAACTTATGCAGATACAATACCTAATGTAAATAAAGTAAAAACAGTAAATAGTGTAGAAGCAGATGAAAATAAAAATGTTCAATTAGATGCTTCTAAAATCAATGTAGATGATACAGCAGAAACTAAACAAACTGTAAAAGAAGTATCTGATAAAATAATAGATACAGATAAGGCAACAATATCATTTTATGTGAATGATACAGCAGATAATATTAATATAAGTTTATTTGGAAAAACAGTTAGTAATAATAATTATAATATTGATACAAATAATCCTAAAAATGGTGGTGCTAATTCATTTCTAAGAAATTACGATAAATCTATTATGTTTCGAAAAATAAATAATTCTAATGGTAGAATAGATTTATCAGTAGCATCTGAAAATGTAATATTTGACCCTCAAGAAAGTGGTATAACAAGTACAAAAATTGCACCAGCAATTAGAGAATTAAAGGGTAAGATAGATGCAATATCAGTACCAGATTATTCTGTTATAGAAACAACAGTAACAGAAGGATATTCAAAAACATATTCATTAACCAAAGACGGAGTAGAAGTAGGAGTTAAGATAAATATTCCAAAAGATTTAGTTGTCAATAAGGGTAATGTAAAAGTAGTAGCAACAGCAGGTACACCTTATGAGGGAGCAGTAGTGGGAGATAAATATTTAGATATTGAACTAAATGACCCAACACAAGACCATATCTATATACCAGTTAAAGAATTAGTTGATGTATATACTGCTGGTGATGGTATTGAAATAAGTGCAGATAATGTAATCAAATCAAAGAATAGTAATCTTATAAATGGTAGTGCAGAAGGAAGTATAAGAAGTAAAAATTCTGCACCTGAAACAAGTACTTATGAATTAGGAACCACAGCTACTGCATTAGGAAATTCTACAAAGGCAAGCGGACCTAATTCCTTATCTGAGGGTAGTTTTTCGGAATCTAGCGGTCCTAGCTCACACGCTGAAGGTAGCTGGACAAAATCAAATGGTTCTAGTTCACATGCTGAAGGGACAAATACTATAGCATCTTGTAACAATTCGCATGTTCAGGGTAGATATAATGTTGAAGATACTAATGAAAAATATGCCAATATAGTTGGTAATGGTGACGAGAGTAATAGAAGTAATGCACATACTATTGCTTGGGATGGAACAGGTTGGTTTCAAGGAAATGTAAAAGTAGGTGGAACAGGACAAGACGATACGAATGCTAAGAACTTAGCAACAGAAGAATATGTAGATGATAAATATAATGCTTTATCTGTTATTGAAATAGTAAGTGCAGATAAAGAACCAGGATATACTTTTTCATTTGGAAAATTATGTGATAGTGTAATGGTATTCTTAAATGGTGAAAAACTAATAGCTCAAAAATCTAGTTCGCAAACAATAGAAGAATATTCTTATATAGAAAATAAAACAGATAACAAGATTACTTCTATTACATTTACAAATGATTTTACTATTACAACAGGAGATAGAATAGAAGCAATTTTAATAAATCCTTCTGAAATATCAACTGCAAGTGAAATATCAACTTCAGGTGAAATTTCTAATGGTGGTGAGGAATAATGATACCATACCATAAAAAAAAGCATTTAGAAGATTTTTATACAGATAAATTTATGGAACATACATTATTATTTGAAGGTACAGTAAATGTACCTTCAAGACAATCTGGTCAAATAGCAACAGTAGAACTTCTAGATGATATATCAAATTATGATTATTTACTTGTTGAAAGAACTTATAGTGAAGTTTGTCAAATGCAACCAATAAGAAAAAGAGATGATGGTTTAGATACTTGTAGATTTTATTTTACAACAGTATCTGATTGGGGTGTTGAAAATGTTAATATGTACTCTTTATGGATTCAAAGAGGAGGTACAAATAAGATAGCTATATTATTTAATACATCAACTGTAATTCAAACAGATGGAAATATTAATATAGATTTAAACTATACATTACAACCCATAACTAAGGTAGTAGGAGTTAAACTTACAGAAAGAACATATACAGAAAGAGTATTAAAACAAACTATGTTAGACTTTGCATACCCTATTGGAACATATTATGAAACTTCAAATGCAGATTTTGACCCAAATATCGAATTAGGGGGTACTTGGGTAGAAGATACTAAAGGTTTAACAACAGTAGGTGCTTATAAAGCAACAGAAGCTGACCCAGGTTCAAGTAGAACATATTTACACTCAGGAAGTATTTACGGAGAAAGTAATCATATTTTATCAATAGATGAATTGCCTAGACATAGATTTGGTGTTGGAAGTAGAGCTAGTGGAGAACAAAATGCTATAGCAGCTTCAGGAAATATGATAGGTAGAGAATTTTTAGGTTCATCAATTTATAATAGTTATTACACGGAATTTTTGGGTAGTGACCAAGCTCATAATAACGTGCAACCATCAATAGGTGTAATTAGATGGCACAGAATTGCATAGGGAGGTATATTATGATACCAAATTGTAAGAAAATTATAAATGATAGTTTGAAAAAAGAATTATTAGACGTATTCTATCCAATAGGTTCATATTATGAATCATCTGACCCTGATTTCAATCCAAATAGTAGTTGGGGAGGGGTCTGGGTAGAGGACAGTAAAGGCAGAACTACAATAGGTGCTGGGGAATGTGATGATGAAGAAGCAAGAATATATACATTAGGGCAAAAGATAGGCTCATCAACACAATGGCTTACAAGCACAAATCAAATACCAGAACATGACCACTATATAAATATACAAGCAGATAAAGGATATCATAAACATGGGATAGCCACAAATAATGGTCAACAAAATTTAGATTGGGGTTATTTATTTAAGTATGAAGGTACTGCTGCTTATAATTCTGGTTCAATATCAGATACAAGTGGTGCTCATACTCACCAAGTAACTGGATATACTGATAAAACTGGTGCAAAAGACACAGTTGGGTTTAGTATAATACAATCTAGTATTGTAGTCAAAAGATGGCATAGAATATCTTAGGAGGAATGTATAATGATACCTAATTGCAAAAAGAAAGAAGATAATTTTTTAAATAAATATTATCCTATTGGAAGTATCTATATGAATATAAATCCTGTAGACCCAAATAAAATTTGGGGGGGGTATGGGAAAGGATTGAAGATGTCTTTCTAATAGGATGTAGTGAAACATATAATGCAGGTATTATAGGTGGTACAGAAACACATAGCCATCACTATAAAGTTGCAAGTATAGTAACTAAGATGACGGCTGTAGATGCAAGAGCAGTTGACTATAATACAGATACTGTGAAGGGCAGAACAGTTTTAAAACAAAATCAAGCATTTAATACAAATAGTAACTTAGGAGATGGTTCTGCATGGAATTATGGTGATGCAACATTTTATATTTCAGATGGTAAAACTGGAACTACTTCAAATATGCCACCACATTTACCTGTTTATATATGGAAAAGAATAAAATAAATAGTGAAGGAGGTATTCAATGATACCTAATTGTAAGCAAGAAAAAGAAAATAACGATATAAATAAAAATATGTATATGATAACAGAACAAATGATGACTATTTCAGAAGATGTACTTTCTGATTATCCTAATGAAGTTGCATATTTACAAAAATTAGCAAATGATGTTTTAAATGCATCTGATTATAGTGACTATCCAATAGTATTTATGACAAATGTAAATACACCAAGTTCACCAGTTGCAGCTATAATTTCAAAATATGTAAAAAGAAATAGATTATTAGAAATATCTAGTATATTACCTGCAGAAGCAAAAATAGACCTTTATCAATCTGCAAAGACACAAAATGTCTATATTTTAGGCTCTACTGTTGAAATAAGATTAGATGCTAATGATAAAGTAAAAAGTTCATTACTAAAAGAAACTAATAATTTAATAGGTACAGTAAACTTACCATTTTTAAGTACAGAGTTTAATGGTAATGGAGATATTGAAACATATACACCTACAAATGATTATCAACCTGCAACAAAAAAGTATGTAGATGATGTTGTAACAGAAAGTATAAATAATCTTCAACCACCTTCAAAAAAATTAAAATGTAAGAATATATCAACATATACAGATGTTATAGTATCTGATAGTGAATGTACTATAAATAATATACAACGAAATAAAGCAGTAGTAATTGAATTTTTAGAATCATATAATCCACGGAGAAATTCGTATAGAATATTCTGTATTAAACAGTTCGAACAGTGATGCAATAGTAGATAGTGGTTATATAGAAAGACCTGATTCTTCAGCAGATAATGAAAATGTTTTTATGATTAAAGATACTTCTAAAGGAGAATATATACATAATGGAATAATAAATGCTGGTGATATGTTTAGATTAGAATTAACTGAATTTTCAGGAATAGAAGGAATTTCTTCATTAACAATTAGAATCAATGAAAATGTAAAATTTTTACCTATAAACAGAAATATAGAATATACTCCAACTGCTGATTACCACCCAACAACTAAAAAATATGTAGATACCCAAATACAAAACAATTTATATCATAATTATACAACTGGTGAAACATTATCAGGAGATATATGGATAGATGGAAGTCCTGTGTATAGAAAAGTAATACAAATAAATTCAGTAATTAAAAATTTAAGTACATTTGCTCATAATATATCAGGGATTACAAATATAGTAAATATTAAGGGTTATGGTAAGGTAACTGATAATGCTTTTGTACCTATAAATAGTTGTTTGACTAATGGTATTAAGCAATATAATTCATGTGTTTGCTTAGAGGGAAGTAATATTATATTCTATATGTCAGCAGATAGAGAGAACTTCATAAGTGCAAATGTTATAATAGAATATACAAAAGCATTATAGGTTGGTGATTATATGAGTAGTATAGGAAGATTAAAAATAGACGAAGAAATACAAATTGGAGATTTAGTTGCAATAGACAAAATAAATGGTACTGCACATAAAGCAACATTATTTGATAAAAAAACTGTTGTAGGTGTATGTGCTGACATATTTCCAGATGCAAATGAAATTCTAATATGTAATGAAGGTATGATAGATGTTAATGTAACTGGAATAATTTGTTTAGGTGACCATCTAGGTGTTTCTGATAAAGCAGGAAAAGCAGAGGCAATAAATTATGAAATACAAGAAGAGAAACAATTTGATGTTAGAAGTATAGGAAAGGTAATTTATTTAGGGGATAAATATTCAAAAGCAAGAATACTTCTAAATATTAAGTAATTCTTCTTTACAAGGTTTACCTAGAATTGATTTTAATATAAAACTGGACATATTATATGTCTAGTAGGAGAGGTAGGTTTATTTTATGGACGTGAAAGAATTTGAAAAGAAAGCAGAATTAAAAGTGAGTGAGGAATGCTGTTGTGCAACACCAGTAGAAATATCAAGAAAGATAAAAATACATGGTGAACTATGTAATAAGCTTAAAAAGTTATATGAAACTAAAAATGCAGATTATGGAGATAGTATGCATCCATTATTTGAAGAGTATGGTTTAACAGCATTTAATGTTTTATTTGATATTAAATTAAATAGAATTAAATCATTACAATTCAAAAAAGGAAATTACGAAAGTTTAGAAGATAGCTTATTAGATTTAGCTAATTATGCTTTGATAGCTGTTACTGAACTTACAGATAAGAAAAATGAAGAAGAAACTAAAAAGAAAATGTCAAGGTATTAAAAATCTTTTACATTTTTAGAATTTATCTTATAATAAAAATAAAACACATCTTTAAGATGTGTTTTTTGTTGCAACGATAATTTAAAATTCAAATTTAATGAGATAAACTGTGAATTTTGATTTATCTATTAATATACTAACATATATTTAAAAATTTGTCAACCTCTCTATGTAAAATATTAATGAGGGCAGAAAATGTCTTAAATAATTGAATATAAGTACAGGGAGAAGGGTTCTGGGTTACAGAAATGCTGTACAACATATAAAGGTTATTGATACAAGAAGGATTGTAGAGATATAACCATTTTAACCATACTTTCTCCCAGTATGGTTATTTTTATGGAAGGAGGAAAATCATAAATGTTCATTAAACTAAAAGATGGAAGAAAACTAAATCTATATTGGCTATCTGATTGTTTTGTAGGGAAACACGATAAGAAAATAGTTATCTTTTATATGGTAAATAATACTAAACTTATTGAAGCTTATGACACAGATACAGATGCTTCAAAAAGAGTTTCAGAAGTAGAGAAGATAATGGCAAATTTAGGACAAGGTGGTTCTGGTGGTGGAAGTTCTGATTGTGAAAATTGTTGTGAGTTAGAATGGGATATTACTTCTAATAAAGACTGTGGAGCTGCACCTGCAAAAACATTTTTTAAGAAAGGTTTAACTTTTACAGAATTTGCAGAAAAAATATTAAGAACCGATATTGCACCTTCATTTAATGTATCATTTACAAACATAGGTATATATGAATGTGGTCGTACAATTCCAAGTACATTGATGAAATTAAATGTAACAAATAAACCTGATGTAACATATACAATAGATAAATCTAATTTCTATTTAGATACATCATTAGTTGGTAC